TTACTGTAGACACAGCACTAGGTCAGATTGTTCTATCTAAACCTTACGAATCTACTACAGTCTACAACTTTGAAACTGCACCAACTCCTGCCGTTATACTAGACCTAACACTAGATATGATTGACAATATGTTAATTGTAAATCCTCCAGAAATTAAAACCCTTGAGACTACAGAGTCTACTGCGTCTGCAGGTAATGTCCTGGATGTAGATTTCCTTGAGTTTGATGAGCTAGAACAGGATGATCTGGCCCAAGATGATTTAGAGTATCAAGAGCTGGACATTGATTACCTTGCAGGTAACTTTTTAGAAGACCTGCTTGATGTCATACAAGATGTAGACGAGCTAGGTAAAGCAGACAAAGCGTTATCAGCCGATGGAGTTAAGGGTACAGCTATGGGTTATGATGGTACTACACAGATTAGTACTTTTGTTACGGCTGTTAACTTAGAATTCTTACGTCAGATAGAAGATGCTATGCAAATAAAAGTACCTAAAGATGGTTCTTACAGCCTACGCATCGAACAAGAGGGCAAAGTAAATCAGATAACTACCAACGGAGGCAGTTCTTCTGTCATTAATATTAAACAAGGCAGTTAATTATGTACAAACTAATTACATTGTTGGTGTTGTTCTTTATTCCTGTTACCTTTCAGGTAGAACTATTGGAAGTATTAAAACTTAAAACCTTTGACGCACTTGTTAGTGAGAAAGAACCTAGTGGCAACTTCACAGTCCTTAATATTACTGAAGAAGATGTAGACAAAGAAGGGGGCTATCCGTTTCCTAGACAGCGCCTAGCTGAAATACAAATTGAGTTACTTGAAGCAGGAGCTATAGGTGTAGGCTGGGTGATTGCTTTCCCACACCCAGATAGATCAGGCGGTGATGCAGAGTTTGCTGAAGCTTTAAGTTATGCACCATCTGTACTGCCTTTGTTTGAAACTAACAATAATCTTTATCCTAAGACTACAGGCACAGTAATAATGGGTGAAGACATCGGAGGCTATGCAGTACAAGGTGTCCTTAATAACATTCCAATACTATCTGAGTATGCTAATGAGGGCATAGCGGTAGCTCAAGCTGACGTAGATAACTTAATAAGACGCTTACCTTTACTGATGCGTACACCTGACGGTTGGGTTTCCGCATACGGCACTGAGGTTCTGAAGGTCTTGCTAGACTCTAATACCTACATAATTAAAACAAACGAGAACGGTATAGAAGAGATACGAGTACAAGGATTACCACCTATCCCTGTAGATTCTTTAGGGCGCAAGTGGGTTAGCTGGGTAGACACACCGCAGACCACACTACAAGAAATGAATGTTGCAGATACGTTTGTATTCGTAGGTGTTACTGCGCCTGGAGTTATGCCACAACTGGCTACACCTGTAGGTTTATTAGAACCACATAAAATTCAGGCAGCCCTTTCTGAATCAATTCTAATACAGGACAGTCCACAGATACCTGACTATGCAACAGCCGCAGAGTTACTTATGTTGTTAGCTTCTGTAGTTGCAGTGTGGGTTTTAATTAATTATTTAGGTATAACACTTGGAGTTTTTCTAAGCACTTGTATAGGTATACTAACTTTTGTAGTGGGTGTATATTTTATAAAGAAAGGTTTACTGATTGACGTAACGTGGACATTGATATGTCAGTTCATAACAGGTGCAACAGCGTTCTACTTTAGATTTAGAGAGCAGTACAAGCTTAGACAGTTAGTTAAAAAGCAGTTTGGAAAATACCTCGATCCTCGTATGGTTAAAAAGTTACAGTTAAATCCAGAGTTGTGTAAGGTCAACGGTAGCAGAGTTAACTGCAGTATTATCTTCACAGACTTGAGAGGATTCACTAGCCTATCAGAATCTGTAGAGCCTGAGATGGTAACGTACATAATGAATAACGTACTAGATGTACAAGTCAAAGCAGCTAATAAATTCTTTGGTTGTACGGATAAGTTTATTGGTGATGCAGGTATGTTCCATTGGAATACTATTATCCCTCAACCTGATCACCACAGCCTAGCTTTACAAGCAGCTAGAGAAATTGAAGCTAACATCATAGAGTTAAACGCAGTATTTAAATCAGAAGGTATTCCAGAGATTGCTATAGGTATAGGTGTAAACTCTGGTGTGTGTATAGCAGGAAACTTTGGGGCCAAAGATAGGTTTGCTTTTAGTTTGATAGGTGATCCTTGTAACGTAGCCGCTAGATTAGAATCAAGTACTAAAGTAGCAGGAGTAGGTACGTTAATAGGAGAAGAGACTGCTAAGTATTCTTGTTTTCCTTTAAGAGAATTAGAACCTATAGAGGTTAAAGGAAAAGCAAAAGCACTTAGAGTCTACACCTGGAAGTAACTATGTTTTACGAGCATTTAAATCCGCTTCTATTTTATTATGTACTGCGTCTAGTTCTCTTGTTGCGCTTCTTACTGTCGACTGTAGTAGGTTAAAGTCTTCTTTAGTTAATTGATTTTTTAACTTAGTAATATCTGTACTTGTTCTCTCGCTAATTAACTGTCCTTGTTTATTAAACAAAATTTCATAGCCTAATAATTTTGCTTCTTCCCTTTTTATTCTAGCCATTAAATAATCTCACAAGTACCTGCACTACACGCAAGCTCTTTAGTATTCTCAGTCATATCTTCTGTCTCGTACTCTGTTATCTTTGACCAATCTACTATGTCTGTAGTTTTCTTTAACCAACTACGATACTCATTGTAGGTTATCTCTTGATAAGGAGCTTGCTTATAAGAGTGATCTGAGAAAGGTAAGAAGGATATACCAGAGACATCATCAAAGTTCTTATGTACCCAAGCACCTACTTCCATCCATTCGTTTTCTTTAACAGAGATAGTGACAGAGGGTTTGTGTTCACACCAGTTATCCTGATACTCTTTCCAAATATTCAAATGCTCAATAGCTGTAAAGTCCTTTCTAGTAAGTGAGCCTTTAGGACTCTTGATAGGAAAATAGAATACATAAGTATGTTCTGGTTTAGTTACATCATCTTCGTGGTACACACCTGCATCAACCATTAGCCTAGCTAACGGATCTTTTTTATCAGCACGGATAGTACGAAGGTAGTATGGGCTATGTCTAGTGTGAATACCAGAAGCACTATTGACCAGTTGACTTACTGTTCCGCTAGGTTTAACGCAGGTAATCGCTGCGGATTGGGGGATACCTAACTTCTTAGCCCATACTTTATTAATCGATACAGCATAATTTTTAAGATAATTTAAATCTATATTATATCCATTTACCATATCGTTATTATCCATTATACCTGTAAGAGAAACACCAAGTAAAGATTCTTCTTGTGTATTATGTTTCCATTTACTTGTCAGGTATCTAAAGTTTGTTAACGTAGCCTGGAATGTACCAAGTATAGTAGCAAGTTCTACTTTCTGTTTAAGAGTATCCATAGTATCATCAGGTCTAACAACAACCTCAGTTAGATTACAGAACTGTTTGTTGCGTAGAATGATTTCACTACAAGGATTAGTACCGTAGTCTTTATACTCTTCTCGTCTACCGTTCTTAGCTGCCTGTTTCTCTGCAGCCTGACGGTTAAACATACCACGCTCACCACTCTTAGACTCGTATAGAGACAACCACTCACGCATAAACGCACCAGTTTCTGCAGCATCTGTGTAGGCTACAGAGTTATTAGATAACGCACGTTGTTGATTATCTTCCCACCAAGCACCTGACTTAGCGTTACGCATACGGTTATCTGATAGGTTACTAAGAGAGATTAAAGCACTACGTCTTACTCCACCTACTACTACTACCTCTGCAATCTTACACATTAAATCGTGGCAGTTAATAGAGACTAACTTACGCTGTCCTTTTTCTAAAGCATCTTTAAATATATTAATAGTAAACTCAAACAGTTCTTCTAAAGGAGCAGGGCCACTGGCACGACCACCAAATGTTTTAAGCCTAGCTCCGTAAGGTCTTATGTTAGACACATCCCAAGTGGGTATCTGCCCTGAGTATAGTAACGATAACATTTCTTTGTAGGATTTTGCCCACCCTATTTTAGAGTCAGCTACTTTAATGATAGTATCTGTCTTGTGTAGTTCTTCAGGTAAATCAGGAAGTTGGTTAACGTACTGTCGCTCTACACTAAAGCCTACGCCTGTGCCACACATAAGTATGTACAAGGTTTCATCAAAGGCTCTAGGTGTGTCAACAGCTACATAGCTACAGTTAAATCCTGCTACGTTATCCTGTTCTAATGCTTTACCTGCTGACATCAATGCTCGCATACTAGGCATAATGTCTAACGAAAGCACACCCTCTTCTAAACTTTTTCTAACGGCTGGCCAAGTAATGTTATCTACGTTATGGTTTTCTTTTAAATGTTTCTCAAAGAAATCAAAGTATCGAGCTACTGTTTCATCCCAAGTTTCTCTACGTTTCTTATCTTCATTCCACCTAGCGTACCTGCTAAGATGTATAAATTGCTGGTAGTTTGTAGGTAGCCCTACGTTGTGTATGTTTTTTTCTATCATATTAAAATCCTGTTAAAGCTATTGTTAAATTAGTTAGTGTTGAATATAGAAAAGAAACAGCACAGATTAAAAGAAATACTACAGGAAAAAAAGCATCCCATAATTTAACTTGTACTTCTAATACTCCATCAACACCTGCTAAAAATATATTCCATATAATGTATACCAAACAAAATATAATTTGTGTTAGAGCTAACCCTGCAATTAAAATAGCATAAGCCATATTAAAAGTAATTAAAAAATAAAGTCCTATAGGTATTCCTATAAAAGGAATCATATATAAAAGCCTACTCATTATTTATTCCAACCTTCTCTTATCTTACCATCAGGTATATGTTGATTCATAAAGTCTTTATCTTTTACCTCTTCACCAAGAGTATTTATACGTTTCATTTCTTCACCGTACAATATAATGGCATAGTGTATAAGCTTTTTAATATCCAGTAAGTAACCTTCTTCTTTTCTTTTATAGCGCATAGCATACTTCATTATGTTACCAAGACAAAACCCTTCACCGTATCCAGAATCAAAGATCATATCTGTTGCTTGATACTTTTTATCTTTAGCATAGTGTGCGTTATAAGTATTTTTTATATATGTTTTTATCATTTGTAATGTTGTGTCTTCGTTAAATTTATAGTTCATTATCTAAACTCCTCTGGTAAAGTTTCTTCGGAGTACCAAGTAAACTCATTAGCTTCCGCCCATTCAGCGTGAGTTCTTTTAGTACCATCTTTTCTTTTCTTAGCTGCAGGCATAGGAGCATACGGCTTTTGAAATAAGAATATAAATTCCATTGTATCAGGTAAAGCTTTTCTAATCCATATGTACTTACTATACTCAGCGTGATCCCAGAACCTACCCTTTGCTTCGATAAGTATTTTATCTTTAACAAAGTCAGGCTCATAGGTATGCTGTACTACATAAGGTACTTTATCTGTATGATGACTCCAGGATTTAAGTATGCCTTGATGTAACTCATACTCCCACTTACTATCGTACCCTTTAGGAATATTCTTTTCTCTGGGCCTTACCTTGCGTGGAAATCTACGAGGCAAGTTCTTCTACTCTAGGTGTACGTTTAACTACTGTTAAATAATTAAGACCATTAGAGTATTTAAAAACTCTCAATCCTTTCCCATCATTAGCATCTTTGTGACATTCAAACTTATGTACGCACCACTTACACTCGCTAGGTAATTTCATATTACCGAATGATCCATCAGCTACAGGAGAATGACATCGAGAAGGAGGAGTTTTCTTTTTTAATTGTTGACGTAATGTTTTAATCTTTTCAATAACATTAGGCTTATCTAAACTCTGAGGTTTAAATAAACTTAACTCTCCTGATTCTTTATTGATAGCTAAGAACCCACCGCCTGTAGTTTTCTCTGCTTCTTCATAGCCTGCTAACTGTGCAAGGTATCCGAAAGAATCTTTTTCAGGAAGTGTACCGAATAAAAATTTCCTAAAGGCAAAGTTAGAAGCTGACTTAATATCTACTACCTCTCCGTCTATCTTACAATCCATATGTCCTTTAATACCTTGAACAGTAACTTCTTTCTGTTGATCTGTTATCTTATGTCCTGATAACTTAACTAAAAACAAAACAACTTCTTCAAGCAAGTGGCCATATAAAAATTTAATCTGTGTTGAAGCAGCTAATGTATTTTTCTTAGGATCTCTTTTCATATCATACCATAGCTGCCTCTCTGGTCTACCTATGTTAGACATACGCAAGTAAGGTTTCTTTACTTCTCTTGGAGTAAGCCAGTGTTTCATAGCTGCCTTCATACCTTCTGCAAATTCATCTAATTGTTTATCAGTAACCTTTAATGTTTTACCGTCACTAATTTTAGATACTTCTTTATAGATGTCCTCTACTACTGTATCTAATTTCTTCATAAGTTTTCCTTGTGTTTATTTAAATAATTTATAACTCTATCTAAAGTTTCTGTATTATCTTCAAATCTTCCTAGTGCATTGTTACAGTTATTACATATCCATCCTCTAAAAGTATTAGTAGAATGATCGTGATCTAATACCCAAACAGATTTGTCTTGCCACCTACCATATTCTTTTAGTTCGTCTTCTATCTTATCACAACAAGGACAAGTATAGTTAAGATCATTAGGTTTAGGATACTGTTGTTTTAATTCTTTTACTATCTTAGTATGAATAGCAGTACAGTCTCTACATATAGATCTTCTCGATGTTCCTATTGTTTCTCTAAAAGGAAACTCTAAAGTTTCTTTATAAGTCTCACACTTAATACAAGTATGTCCTTCTTTATCTTCTGTATAAGAATCTTCTGCATCAAAAAAATCTAATTGATTAGTGTGTTTCACTCCAGTTATCTCCTATCTTATACTCGCCATCTAAAGGACAAATCATATCTAATACATCAGCAGTATCAACTATAGCCTGTACTCCTAGCTGTCCTACTTGTTC